AAGTCGGCGTGGCCGCCACATAGGCCCCGGTGCCGGCCCCGATAGTCTCCTTAGCGAAGTCGCACGTCACAGAGAGCTTCAGAAGCTCATCCACGGCGTTCGTAAGCTCCCATTCCTTAACCTTGCCACCCTCGTACGTGAACGGGGTAAGGGCTCCGGTGTTGTCCACTCGGCCCACCTGGGCCGTAAAGCTCTTGCCGTTCAGGTCGCCCAGGGTTGCCGTGTGAATGATGAAACCGCCCGAGGGGGCGCCCGAGGAAAGGCCCCCGAGCATATGCTTAAGCCAGAAGTCGAAGCCCGAGGACAGGACTTCCATCTTTACGTCACCCTCGGCCCCCTTCGGATTGACCGCGAACCGGTCGCTTCGAAGAACGCGAGTAGTGGCGCGGATACCCTCGGAATCAATCCGCTCGTACTTGCCTTCAATGCCTTCGTCGGTGAACTCATAGAACTTAGTCGGGAGTACGGCAGTGCCGTAAACCGACTCGTCAATGACACCTATGTACTGATCAAAGATCGTGGCCATTACTTAGCCGTCTCCTTCTTCGCCTTGATCTCCTGCCAACCCTGGCGAATGAGAGCCTGGGCAACGTCCTCGGCAACCTCGATCGGGTCACCCTTCACGGCGGTAAGACCCAGCGAGGGAACCTCAACCGCCGCGTAAGGCCCGTCATAAGCAACGGTCTTCACTAGAGCCTCGCCTTCACACGAACAACGGCCTCGAACTGGCCTTCATAGACCTGATCCGAGGGGAAGCTTTGAAGCTTCTTAGGAACAAAGTCCGTCACGACGACGGACGGAATACCGAGATTGGGGGACGCCTTCATGCCGTCCTCGATACCTGCGGCCATGCGCTGTAGCTCGGCCTCGACCTCTTCCGAAGTCGCTCCGGATATCTGCGCATTCACAATCACGCTGATCTCGAAGTTCTCTTCACGGCTTCGATTGGTCACCCATTGCGAATCGGGCCACATGACCTCACCCACGAACACCCAACGGCGCTCGGGGTTCCTGGTCGGATAGCCCCAGGTGACTTGATAGCCGGCCAGGGCCGGAAGAGCCCTGATCATGTCCCGTAGGGCACCCTTCACGGCAAACGCGTTCGTGCTCATCGAGCCACCCCGAACACGTCATAAAAGATCCCGTACTTGTACCGCTTCAAGGTCGCGTCGACTTCGGGAATGCCAGTCTCATAGCCGTTCCGTCCGGGGGTGGCCAGAGTGAAGTTCCCGCCCTCGGCCGCAACGAAGGCCGTAGCCCGATCCGGGATACCGCTTCTCTCGGCAGTCAGCAGAGAACGAAGCCTCAACAGGCCCGCGCGCTTCGCGTCCTCGGGCACCTGGGCGAAGCCGTACGAGAAGGTGACCGTGTACCGGTCGCCGTCTGCCAGGTCATAGGGGGCCCGAAGGAAGCCCGTAGCGTCCACGGTCCATCCGGTCACGTCGACAGACCCAGAGGGGCCGTCAACGGCCACCAGGGCGGTCACGTCGAAGTAGCCCAGGAAGAGACTCGAAGAGTCGTCCGCTTCGACCTCGACACGCGCCGTACGGGGCGTGAAGCTCCGCCCGGTGATCGTCTCGAACTCGTCTTCAACTACCTCGCGGTAGTGCTTCAGTTCGGCCGTAGGGAAGCGGGTGGAGTCCGCTAGGTCCATGTCGGACCCGCGGGCTTCGGGCAGGGTGAACAGGAACCCCCCGACAACCTCGAACCGGTCCTGATCCGTGGCCGTTGTGCCGGCCACCCAGGACACCGTGTAAACGCCCTCCGGCTTTGCCGGAAGGCTGGCCGTCCACGTCGTTCCCGAGCTGGTCGCGCTGCCCGTGTAAACGGTCGCCCCGAGGGCATCCCGCACGGTCACCGACACGGAAGGGACGACCATAGGTGTCTCGTCGTCTAGGAAGACGTGCGACAGAGTGACGGCCCTACCGCTCAGAAACCGCACAGTGCCCCCTTACGCGGTCTTGCGCGGCCTACCAGGGCCCCGCTTCTCAGGGGCCGTAGAAACGGCCGTCTCGCGCGATTCAGCGGCTTTGCCAGCCACGATCTCAGCGCGCTTATCGTTCAGAAGCGATACGGCCAGTCCCGAAGGAAGCTCGACCACATCGCCAACATTCGGGAACGGCACTCCATCGAGAAGACCGGTCCCGTTCTCAAGAATTCGAACCTTCATGAATACCCCTTCAAGACAGGACCGGCCCGGCCCCCGAAGGGGCCGAGCCGAGGACCATTACGCGGTAACGGTCAGAGCCTTGACGGAAGCGGTATCGAACAGGTCGCCCGAACCCCTCCACGTAATCTTGAAGGCAGTCACATCACGGTCAAAGCCGTACTCATCGGAGCGCACAACTCGCAGGTTCTTAACCTGTCGAATCAGGTACTTCGAGGGGTCGCCGTACGCGAGAATCTTCGCGCCAGCGCCGGAAGTGACAATGTTCGGATCGGTGATAAGCGGAGTACCGAGAAGGGTGTCCGGCTTACCAGCCTGAAGCGAAGGCTCCCAGAGGTAACGACCGGTGGAATCCTTCAGCTTCCGCAGTGCAGCAACCGCGGAATCCGAGGTCAGGAAGGCCGCGCCACGGCGGTACGGCTGAAGAAGCGAGTGCTGAAGGTCAATGAGGTTATCCGCAGTGACACCAGCAAGGTTCGCGGCGTTCACGGCACCCGTAGAACGGGTGACCCAGCCCCACGGCTTACCGGTGCCGTTACCGATCAGAAGATCAGTCATGACCTTATCGGCGACAGCCTCGCCCGCGTCCTGGGCGAGAATGCCGAGAATGTCGAGCTGCGAGTCATCGACGATTTCCTGAGTCGCCTCGACGATCACGCCGTACTTATAGGCGCCGATGTTCGTGGTCGACCAGGTCTCATCGCTCTTGCCGTACGCGACGTTTTCCGCGACCTGGGCCGCAGTAGGCCGGCCAGTCTTCACCGGGTACTGAAGCGTCTCACCGCTCGAAGTGGTAAGCGTTCGCGCCATGCTGAAGAACTGCGAGCGAACCCGCATAGCCTCGATTACCTGAGCGACAAAGGAAGTCGCGAAGGTGTTACCCGCGTTCGCAGCGCTGCCGCTGGTCGCGGTACGAAGGTCAAACTCGACGGCCGGACGCTCACCGCGCGCCAGGGCGCGAAGCTCGGCCGCCTCGTCGATCTCGCCGGAACGACCCTCGGGGTTGCCGGGCAGGACCAGGCCGCCCGCGCGCTGGGCCAGGGCGCGAACCTCGGCCTCACGCTCGCCACGCTCGATAGCGTCGCGCGCCTCGGACTCCAGCCGGATCAGGTCACGGTCGATGCGCTCGACACGCTCACGCTTCTCAGCGTCGGAAAGGTTGCCGTCAGACTCGACGGAACGAAGCTCGGTAACCAGCTTCATGCGCTCTTCGAGCGCGGCATTCGCCAGAGCAGCGAAATCCATGTTTATTCCCAATACTAGTTTCGGGCCAAAAAAATGGCGACCTAGAGCCGCTTTGCGCGAAGGGAGAGAGTCACGAAGTCGTGATCTCGGGCGCGCAGATCGAGAGAAGGAGTCCGCGCTTTACTTAGCGCCGGAGCGTCTTCCCCTCGGATAGCGGCGCGGATCGCCTCGGGCGAATCCAGCCGCGCTACTGAAATGCCGCGCTTCTCAGCGAGAGAAGCGAGAGCACGGGAACCGACTCCGGAAGTGGAATCGGTGTACGCCGGGTAAGTCACCGGCGAGACATCAAAGAGGGCGATTCGCTGAAGGGTGCGAAGCGGAAAGCCGTCGTCGTCTTCAGCCCAGGAATCACCCTCGGGGCCAGCCGTCTTGAAGCCGAAAGAGCTTTGCGAAACGTCGCCCCGCTCCATGGCCGTAGCCAGATCACGCGCGTAAGTCGTGTCGGGCATGTCGACTTCGTAATGAAGACCCTCGGAATCCTCGGAAAGTCGAAGCGTGTTGCTTCGGTTCCGGCCGAGGATCAGGTTCGGGTCATGATTGAAGAGCGCCCGAATGTCGTCACGGCCGATACTCTCGGCGGTGGCGCCCACCTGAACACGCTCACGAAAGCCGCCGAGGTTCTGACTTCTGGCATCCCACTTAAGGGCGTAGCCGTAGAAGTTGAAGGTGTTCCCCTCGGAACGAACCTCGAATTCGGTAGGAACCGCTCGACGCTCTATCCGAACGTCATTCCCGCTTTCCTCAATTGGACGTACTAGCGTCATTGCTCTTCCCCTGATCCGTTACGTTCGGGTCCTGCTGTCCATTCGGGTCCGCGTTCGGATCAACCGGGGGATTCTGCGAGGCCTGGGGGTCGGCGCCGGCCGAAGGCTTCGCTTCCTTCGCGGCCTTATCCTCTTCACCGACAACACCGAGATTCAGCGGCCTGTAATACCGCTGCCCGAGCTTCTTCGGGAGCGGGCCGAGGTCTTCCATAGCCCTGATCTCGTCCGCGCTCAGGAAGCCGTTAGAGAGAGCCGTCTGATACGACTCGTAACGGTCCTTCGTCTTCGCTCGAAGTCGAGCATCGACGTTAAAGCGGATGTACTGAAGGCCAGGAAGAAGGAACGTGCTAACCGATTGCTCGATACGCACAATCCACGGCATGAGTGTTTGGTCTACGAAGAACTTGTTCTGTTCCTCAATACCGGTTCCCCAGGTCGAGCTAACCGAGGAGTCGACCAGATACGCGGGCACGCGATAGAGAAGGGCAATCTCGGCCTTCTGGAAACGGCGCGTTTCTAGGAACTGAGCCTGTTCCGGGGTAAGCGTGATCGGCTTGAAGGTCGCGCCACCGGTCAGAACACCGACCGAATGACTGTTCTTCACGCCCGCATGGGTCTTCCGGAACATATCCCTCAAGAGCTTCGCTTCGTCCGGCCGAGGGGCGCCCGGATGCTCAATGACACCGGCCATCGTGGTTCCCTGTTCGAAGAACCTCGACCCGAATTCCTCGGCCGTAAGCCCGAGGCCGATAGCCTCTCGGGCATTGTCCAGAGGGGACAGGCCACGGCTCTTACCGGGAATCGTGAAGGCAGGGATATGCAGAATCTGCGACCGATCGAAGGTCCCCTGAACGTCGCCCCGTTCATCAGAGACCTGATACCTGTTATCTCCTAGCGGGCCGTCGACAATGGTCACGAAAGAGGGGTGAAGGCAGTAGAGGGCCTGAACCTCGCCCTTCTCGTTCCGCATGGTGTAGAGGAATGCGTTACCGTCAGACAGGAGACTGACAACCACCCGGAACCAAAACTCATAAGAGGTCTGATACGGGTTCGGTTGCTTCACCCATCGTGGCGACCGGTCGAAGTATTCCTTCCGGCCGCTAATCGTCGTGTAGTGGTCCACCGGAAGCGATGCGACAGCATCGCCAATGAGGGACTGACAGGCGTAAACCGCGACCATCTGAAGACTCGACCGGCGATTTACCTTGCGGCCTGAAGCCGTGCGAATGCCGGGCGACTCGATGTCACGTTCCCAATCGGAAGCCAGGCCACCGAGGGCGGCGCGTATCTCGCCGATGCGTGTAAACAGGCTCACGACCGCTTACCTCCGTCCGTGGCGTAACCGATAAGCCCGAGGCACACGGCCACCGCGAAGTGCCCAAGAGGGCGCGCAACGTCGTAAGCAGAAGCGGCGATAAAACCGAGACTGCCAACCTGAAAGACGTTCGGGACAAAGGAAGACGCGACGGAACGGAGAGAGCGGCCCAGTTTGGGCCGATCCATGAGTCTCCTAATCGTCGTCAGGGAAGAAGAATGCTTCCCGTTCCTCCTGCCGATTGGCAGGAGTAAGCAGAGCTTCTAGCTCAGCGTCCGAATACTCTTCGTTGAAGTTGAAGAAGGTCACATGCGCTTCTTCGTCTGCCGGAAGAGCCATAAGGAAGAACGCGTTAGCGAGAGCGGCAATGCCATCGATCTTCTCGCCCGACTTCGCCTTAGAAGGCTTCACCAAACCGTCTCCGGTCACGTCAAGCTCGACGTTATCCGCCATCCAACGAAGCACCGGATGACCGCCATGGTGCAGCCCACGGGCCGCTAGGGCGGACTCAATCGCCTTACACGGGTCATTGAGCCTGGCCGCTGATTGCGGCACCTTCACGGCCGCCAGGCCGTGTTCCTCAAGCTCGTTGACAAGCTGAGTCG